TACTAAACCTCAAATTGGAACAGAAGAAAAAATCAAGAGAGCTATTGAACGGATAAATGCTGAAAAGCAAAAAAATCCCGACCTCCAAACGGAGGCCGGAGTTAGAGAAAAAGATTCGAACCCTCTAAAAATTCAGTTATATCCCTAGAGCCGCAACGGTTTTAATCAAAGCGTGTGCAATTTCGTGTGCAATTATCGGTCAATCAGCTTCCAAAACCGATGCAACATCGTGCACATCTGCTGCCGGGTCACGGGCTCGGACAGCATTAGGTCCCCATCGCTGTTTCCGGTCAGGATGTCGTTTTTCACGGCCCACTCCACGCCCTCCTTGTGAGCGGGGGACGGTGTATTGTCCATAGTGACCTCCTTGTCATAGGCGGGCCGTACAGCCCCCAAAATCTGCCCTAGCGTCCGGGTCCGGCGCATGACCTCTCCCCCGTCGCTATCGTTGCCAATGGCGGTGTTGCCCTCGATGGCGGTGATGGAGCTGCCGCCCACCGCCTCCACGATGCCGCAGTGGTCCGGGCGCTTGTCCCCGCCCCAGTCGTAGATCACCACGTCTCCGGTCTGGTAGTTGGATGTTACCCAGTTCCCGGCGGACTTGGCGGCGTTCATCAAGATTGTGCAGCTGGCGGTCTCAATGGGCAGCTTGACACTCGCCTGGGCAAAGACCCACTCCACAAACATCACGCACCAGGGCTGGCCGTCTAGGCCGTACCACGCACCGTATTTCGTCCGGTTGGAGTTGGCTGGGGTCTCTTTGTACCCCAGCTCTCCACGGGCGATGTCAAGGAGTTCCCGTACTGTTGCCATTGTCCGCCTGCGCTTTCTTCTCCGCCTGGGTGCCAAAGTAGAAGGCGATCACCACGGTGTACACTGTCAAGAACTGCTCTGCTGTCACGCCGCCGGTGCAGGTCAGGTAAGCAAATACCGCCGTCAGCACGATGGTGGCGATGGACTTCACCGCCAGCAGGTTCCCGAGGCGCTTCTTCAGTGTCTCCATATCAGCCCTCCGGCTCCACCAGGGTGTCGCCCTTCAGCTCGTACTTCTTCCCGGCGATGTACACATAGGCAGTCTCAGCGCCCATGTTGACATCCACAGTCTTGCCGTTCACCACACGGACCTTCTCCATGCAGCCTACGCCGTGGTCCATCAGGCCATAGCCGTTGACGGTGTCGGGAGTCTCCCCTGCCGTGGTCGCCAGGAACTCCTCCTGAGTGATTACATTGCGGTTGGGGTCCAGGGTAAAGCCCGCCTCCGCCTCCCTCAGCGCCTCGTTCGCCTCGGGCAGGGTCATTTCGCCAGTGGTGTACTTGTTCAGAATTTCGTTGGTAGTCATAAGTAAGCTCCTTTCAAATATCCGGCTTGACCGCCGGTTTCTAATGATGTAAGATGTTATTGCCCGTTGTGCAGACGTGTGCTGTTTTGATAGCGCTCCCTCCGCGTTAAGTCGCAATGGACGGAGACAACGAATACTACGGGCTTGCGGCGCTCCTTCGGGGGCGTCGCTTTCTTATAATCCGATACGAGCCAGGACAAAGGCAATTACCGCCGCCAGCACCGCCCACACGGACTTGTCCACGATGGTCTCCCACCGCTTTTTCGGCTTGGCCTGCTCGGCCTCCTGCCATGCGATCAGCCGGTCCAGCTTCTCCATGATATTGTCATACTGCTCATTCCGGGCGGCCTCTGCCTTTTCCAGTTCCCGCATCCGGTCAAAGAGTTCTTTGTGGGTGCTGCGGGATGCCTCCCGCCATTCCGACATCTGCTTTTCCAGCATGTTCGCTTTGGCAAGCCCCAGGCAATCCCTCTGCGGGTCCAGGATGCACTTCTCGTCAGCCATTGGGCACCTCCCCCAGGCCCTCCCACTTCACGCCCACGCTTCTGGGTTCCCACACGTTGTTGTCCTGACCGGACCGCCAGACGTGACCGTCATAGGTGCAGCAGTCCCCGGTCATATACGGCGAAGTGGAGATGGCGATAAACGGCAGGGCCTTGTCCGGGTCCGTGGACCATACAAAGCCCCACTGTGCGGGCAGGTCCTCCGGCTCGTCCGTGTAGATGGTGCTGTCATAGGGTTGGAGGAGACGCACCACACGCCCCGCCGTGGACCGGCAGACAAAGCCCGCCTTGCGTTCCAGCATGTTCATGGCTTCACAGGCCGCCGTAAAGTTGGGGATGTAGTCCTCGGAGGCATACAGCTCCGTCCCGGTCATGTCCAGGGCCTGGGCCTGGAGGGTCTGTGCCCTCGCAAGCCCGGTATCCCGCATGGTGGTAAGTACAAACTGCTTGTCCGTCATACTTCGTTCACGCCCTCTCTGATTGCTTTCGCAAGCTCCGCATAGGTCACATACTCCGGTTCAGGTTCCGGCTCCGGCTGTCCATCGTCCTCCACGGTAATCTGCCCTTGATACGCCTCCGCCTGGGCGATGGCGTAATTTGCATCTGTGTAGGGCATCGTAACACCGGAGAGCACCGTCTCGATGTCCGGCTCCTCAGGGGTGCCGTGGTTGATCTCTGTCGCCAGCTGATATTTGATGATCTTCATGTGCCCTCCTTCCAGTATTTCAAGAATAGGGTGAAGTTTAATCCGACTATACGGTCAGACCCGACCGAAATTGTGAACTTCCCATTCCCGTTCTGTGTAACCAGGCCAAGATAGTTTGATGCGCCGAAAACAGATTCTCCAAAAAGACCCGGAATTTGCGTTCCGTTGTCCAATACGCCATAGCAATCAAGCATCTTTACCTGGTCGCTGGCATCCGGGATTTGGACGTCAATTATCTTTAACGAGATGTTCGGGAACACCCCGCCATCCACGGTCATCACAAACACAGGTTTGTTGCTGTACCGCTCAGTGGTGCGGTACTCGATGCCCAACTGCATGGGGGGATTGATCCATTCGAGCGGCCCCCAGGTGCCATTCCTGCAGATGCGACGTGCTTGATTTTGTGCGCTTTGGTTAAGTGACCAATATTCCTGTAGGACATTTTGGGCATCATAATTTGTAACCCGTGCAAATATGTAGCCTGCCCCACCAACATCAGATGTCATTTTAGGAGCATTTTGCGGACTCCTTGATCCCCACCGATACCAGCCATTTTCCCAGATAGTGTTTAGGTCATCACCAGAGGTAAGTTCTTTGGATTGTCCGCCCAGCCCAAACCCCGCGGGCGTTTTATTGGACAAAGCCGCCGCAACGGTCTCCGCCTCCGGCTCTCCGCTCACCGGGATCTGCGTGGCGTTGTAGTCCCCGGACTGGGGCAACACCACACCGGTCCGGCCATTGAAGGAGGCCACGCCGCCAGCCAATCCTTCAGATACTTTTTTGACAGCTGCATCAATTTCCTCTCCACTGTATGCACTGGTGTAATACTCGGTAGGCGGGGCCGTGATTGCTGCCATCTGCTGTTCGAGTTCAGCAACTTTTGCAGCGAGTTCTTCAATCGTTGCCATTTGTACCTCCTCACGTGATGAATCTTCTGCCATGCTTGTCTAAAAACCATTTTGTGTCCGATGTTACCAGAGGCCCGCGTTCCACAGGAACGCGGCGGCTGATATATAGGATGATGCAGCCATCCCCGCCAGGGCCACCAGTACCGCCATTACCGCCGATTCCCCCGGTTCCGGCGGTGATTGATACCGTGTAATCCGAGGAATCTGTGGAGCCAACGGCAAGTCCTCCTGAGCTGGCACCGCCGCCGCCATAACCACCGCGGCCACCTTTGCCATACTGGGCAGGCTTTTTGGGCGTCAAGGTTGGTGTCGCGCCATTTACACCAGATGCAGCAGTAGCCTTAATTGATGAAGATCGTACAGACACCGATGCATCGGGCCCGGGGCCGTTACCATTTTTACCAGCGGCTGCACCTGCACCTAAACCTCGACTATACCAAATGTAAGCGCCGTCATTCTTCCGTGTCTTCACAGCGACACGTTCTGGATCATCTGTATCGGATTCTGTCAAGCCTCCGTTCCAAGTTTTGCCGTCCTCGTCGGTAACGTTTTCAGCGGGGTCAAAGAGCTGGACAGTATCACTGTTGATGGTTGTGACTTTGGCCGCCTTCCCCGCGCCCTTGCCTCCGGGGATTCCCTGGTCACCGATTCCTCCGTATTTTTCCTCGGTGAGGGGATCTGTGTATCCAGCCTCCGGGGCTTGTGCTCCAGCTGTGGTTGCAGCGCCGAGTTCTGTATCGCTGCCGGCAGAGCCATCCGGATCATCCGGGTCATAGGCAGCACCCAGGCCACCTACGCCGCAGCTGTATACAATAGAGTCTATCCCGGAGATATCCAGGGTTCCTTCAAGGATTCTGGCACCCGCGCCCGGAACACCGCCGTCTCCGCCCGCACCGCCGTTCGCAAGTCCGCAGCCGCGTAACTGGTTCTCAAATGGTGGAGGATTGGTCCAGGATACAGATGGCGACGTGCCAACATCCCCACCTTTTTGCCCGCAATGTCCACCCTGGCCTCCGCTTATTAAAACATAGCGGATTAAAGTTGTTTCGGTAGGAATTTGATAAGTCCCTGATCCGGTGAGCACGATGCGCTCATCCAGCGTCTGGGAGTCATCCACCTGCGGCGGCTTGAATCCCACCAGTGCAGATACGGTGGCCTTGAGCGTTCCGGATATTTTGATGTCCAGGCTCTTGAGGCACGCCTGGACCATCTGTCGGTCAAACGGATCATAGATGCCGACCACATTGCCATCCAGCTGTTGTCCCGGCAGGATGTCTCCGTCAAAAGTAGCCAGGCAGGCGTAATACTGCGCCAGACGCTGGGCCACATCGGATGAGTTGACCAGGGACACCAGAGTGGCGTCCGATACAGTCACCACATTGGGCTCTGCTGCCTGGGAGACATCAGCTGAGACCTGGCGGGTATTGTGGATATAGGCCGAGCCTATAAGTGTGCCATTTCCAGCCGTGATCTTGGCATAGTTGGCATTGCTCTCCAAAATGCTGAACCCAGAGGCACGAAGGTTGTACGCGGGCTCGGAGAATGTGATGATATCGCCCTGCTGGGACTGTCCCTCAAAGAGCGTGACCTCCTCTCCCCCCTGAACGTACTGGTGCTCTGTGACAACCACTTGCGTGACCTTTGCCCCGTAGGACATACTGGGACCCTGGTAGATCTGCGCCTGCGTGATATTGGCGGTATACCCGTCCCAAAGCCGCTCAATGTGGAGGACTCCATCCAGATCATCCCTGATCCATGCGCCGACGGCAAACAGGATCTGCGCCAGATTGTCCCGGCGGGATGCGATTGGCAGCCAACCATATATCTGTACGTCTTGCAGATTGGTTTTGACGATGCAGGTCACCGGGCCGCAGATTTCCGGGATAACTTGTCCCACGGTCTGCCCGGTGTAGATGCCGCCGTAGTGTTGCTCCCCGTGGATGAGCCGCCCAATGGCGGACATTGCGGATATTGCGTACTCGTCCGGGCCCGTGCGGGTGATGTCCTGGATGTAAAAATAGGCCGGCAGATCTGTGCCGTGGATATAGGTCAACCGGGTATCTTGCTCGAATTCGAGGATGCTGCTGTCACTGCACCGGACTGTGGCGTTTAAGGTGTTTGGCTCCAAACTGTCCGCGATCAGGGACGTGGCGCGGTAGATTTGCGCGGAGCGGATGTCGTCATCCTCAAACACCCATTTACTGTAAATAATCTGATTCATGTAGGCGTCCTCTGCGGCTTTTTGGCCGTGAACTGTACCTGCAGGCCTCCCCAACGTGTGCGGTTGGCCACTTTCCCCCGATAGAGGTCTGTACCTTCGGAGACCATTGCGTCAAAGGTGATGGTGCTCTGCCCATACGGCAGGGTAAGGCTGTGGCTGGAGACTGGGGCTGAGATTGCCTCGTAAAAGGCATCGTAGTCGGCCGGAAACCGGGGATCCGGCTCCACCTCCATGGAATAGTCGTAATAGGTGCCCATGAGGTCTCTGGTGTAGTCTCCGGAAAGCATTGTTCCGGCGTTTTGGCCTTCGTCCAGCCGGAAAGAGCGCCCCAGGGTCTCATAGCGCACATTGAGCCGGTAAGATACACCATCCATGATAACCTGCACGCTCATACCCCCTTTGTGCTGACCAGGTGCACGCCTTGCCGGGCGGACTCCTGATCCAGCGAATAGGAAAGGTTCCGCGTAAATCCATCGGCTGCCCGCAGCACAATGGTGATCTGCCCAGCCCACCCACGCCCGGCCATGGCATCCCGGGCGGCCTGCTTGATGGTGGAATAGGGAGCAACCACCTCCGGCTCCTGCCGGTTATCGCCCAGGACGGCCAGGAAAGGATTGTTTGGCGGAATCACGCCGCCGGACGCAAATGCGGGGATGCTGTAAGTCGAAGCGTCCGCCATGGTACGGCTCCCGGAACCGGATGTTGTGACCTCAATATCTCCGCCTTTCCCGCCAAGGCCCAGCAGATCAAGGAGCCAGCCCACCGCATCCGCAAGTAGTCCGATTAGGAGCGTCACTGCATCAATGACAGTGATAATATTTTTGAGGATAAGGTTGATAATTGGGGACAACGTTTCCAACAAATCCGCGATGGCAGATATCAACTCAAGGACGCTTGGCCCAAAGGCTTCGGCCAGCTGTGTCTTGAGGTTCGCCACAGACTGTCCCAGTATGGCCAAAGTATCATCCATCTCCAGTTGAGCCTGCCGTGACTCACGGATGGCCTCACTGTTTTCGTAGAAAGACTCGCTGGCGGTCTTGTATGTGTTAGATAGTGTGTCCATCAACAGCCGAGCGCGGAGGCTCTCGTCATTCAGCATAGATAGCTGGCTATTTACTTCCTCCTCACTCAACCCGACCCAATTCAAGGCGTCCGCCAGGGTTCCGGTGACTTGTCCGGTTTTGGCCGTTTCATTGGCCGCTTCAATCAGCGATTCAATTGGGATGGATTCTCCAAAGGTGCCATAGACGCCTGCAGCAATGTCGATCCACTCTGCCACATCCTGCTCGTTTGTGGCAAGCTGGGATAGCAGCTGGGACGCCTCTGTGGCTTGCCCCGTATCTCCGAGAATCGTGTAAAAGCCCTCATAGGCCTGCTTCGCCGTGTCCGCCCCGAATCCCGCGGTCTCAAACGCGGTATTCAGCAGGGCCATGGATTCCCGGTACTCCTCCGTGGCTTCGTCTAGATTCCAGATGGCCTCAGCGGCCTGAAGCGCAATATCCAGCAGCTTGGTCATTGCGCCGCCCACAAAATTGGAAATGACCCCGTCCGCCAGGGAAAAGCCATCGTCCATCCCGTCTGCGGCATCGCCCACGTCGTTCAGACTGTCCGAAGAGTCCTCCGCGGAGTCATCCACATCGTTCAGCCTCTGCTCAAAATCCCGGAGTTCCTGCTCCGCGAGGGACGCCCGGGCCCGCGTCAAATCCAGCTCCAGATTGAAATCATCCAGCTGGCTCTGACTGAGAGAGCTGTCGAGATGATTCGCAGCATCCTCCATCTGCGCCAGCCGATCCGCCGCGAGGGCGGACTGCTCCGCCAGAAGCCGCTGCTTCTGGGCAAGCAGCTCTGTATTGGTGGGGTCCAGTTTTAGAAGCCGCTCCACATCCCGCAGGTTCTTCTGCACAGTAGTAAGCTGTGTGTCGGTCTCGCGCAGCGCCTGGCTGAGTTTTGTGGTGTCGCCGTTGATCTCAATGGTGATGCCTTTGATTCTGCTTGCCAAAACGGGACACCTCCTTAAAAGCTGTCAAAATCGTCCTGTGTCGGGAGCTGCTCGTACGTACAGTGGTCATTGGCGGCTTCCGTCATCATGTCCCAGACCATTCCAATCGTGAGCAAGTCCAGGTCTGACATGGATAAGCCCATCTGTGCTGCCCGCAGCAGGAACAGGGCAGTAGTCATCGACCGGTCTATCGGCCTTGTTTTTTTTTAGCCTCCACAAGGGTCCGGATATTTTCCGTCCAGAGTTCGGAGATCACGGGGAATACCATGTAGATGCTGAAGGAGCTGAAGGTCTCCAGCCAATCCTCTACGGTATTTGCCTCTATGCTGGGGTCCGCGTGCTTGGCCATCAGGAACGCCACATTTTCAAAAACGGTGAGCATGTCCACAGGGACACTCTTTTTCTCCTTCTGGGCCTTGAGGATCTCTTTACGCATGAGGGCCATGTCCTGCATGATGTCCCGGTGGAACCGGATCCTGTACAATCTGGGGATTGCGGCGGTCGCCCGGAACGTCACCGGGCGGCCGTCAATCTCAATCGTTTTCTCCATGGTCAGCCTCCGTTAGAGGTGACCGTGGCAACGCCGCCGGCCATCGCCTGGTCATCGGCGTTGACCTCCACCACAGCGATCTGCTGCCCGGTGGTGGCGGTGAGCTCCTCGCTGCCGTCCCAGTCGGTCCATCCGTCACTGAGCGCCTCTCCATAGGCCGGAAGCGCCACAGAGGCGGAGGTCTGATACTTATAGCTGTTCCCGCTGGTCAGCTCGGGAGCGACTGTCAGAGCTGTCTTGCCGGACGTCGCGCCGGCGGCACTGGTCACCACCAACTGCCCAAGCGGCTTCCATACCGCGTCATACCAGCCAGCGTACTGGGCGGCCGGCGTGTCCACCGTTGTCCGGGCCTTTGTATTGCCGTTGGGCAGGGGCGAGGCCGTCAGGTTCATAGTCTCGGTGGAGGGTTCCTTGGTGTTAGTCGTGGTGCCTCCCGAAACGCTGGGACGGGTGCATGTGCAGTTGTACAGCACATGGCGGGTGGCCTTCTTGTCGCCGTCAAATTCAAACAGCAGGGCAAAGGGGCTCGTCTGGTTGTTGATATTCTCCACCAGCACCTGCGCTGCTTCGTCCAGGGTCTCATGGAGCACATCCTGGCGGAACTGATCGGGGATCAGCGCGACCTCGAAGGTGCCGGAGTAACCATCGTTCGCAGCAGTCACAAAATACGCCATGTTGTCGGCATAGAATGTCGACGTATCACCCTGGGCGTCCATGGTCAGGTTGACAGATCCGGGAATGGGAACGGGGTTCCCGTATGTAACCGTTCCGTCCTCGCCGATGGTAAGGAGCGCGTAATGGGCATTTTTGAGGCCGTATTTGACCTTGTTAGGAGTATTGGTAGGCATTGTCACACCTCAATTTCGTATATGATCTCATAGCATTGCTCGTCATCCAGGTATTCCTCAGACTTTTCCCAGCACAGGTCCTTCAAAGCAGCCTCTACCGCGTTTTCTGCTTCCAGGTCCTTGCTTTCCGTGTACAGCTCAATGGTGATGCGGTTGATGACCTGATACACCACATCATCGGCATTAAAATTGTTCGTGCTGGCGAACAGATAGCAAATAAAGGGGAGCGGCGGGGCATTTCCCACAGGGAACGCCCGGTAAGCCACCGGAAGGCCGGTTGTTTCCAGCAGTTTTTTGATTTCCTCCAGGCTCATGGACTTCCTTCCCCCAATTTCCTCCGAAGCTCTTGTTCCAGTTCGCGCTCTGCGAATTCTTCCGCAGGGGCGATATGTGGGAACGCCCGTGTCCGTCCACCGTTCCTTTTGGCGTGGCCGTTCTCCAGCAGGTGGGTCAGCTGATAGTGCTTGCGGTTGTATACGGTGATCTGGATACTGCCGGTGTTATCATAGGTTTTTTTCTGTGCCCATGACTTTTTGTAGGCCCCGGATGCCGAGGGGCTCTTCTGCTTGACAACCTTCACGGTTTCCTTTGCCACGGCGGTTACGGTTTTTTTGACCGTATCAGCGACCTCGTTGGCATATATATCGAGTTCTTCGGAGACGGCATCCACCAGGTCCTCAGCTCTGATGTTCACTCTGCACTCCTACCTTTCGCTCCAGATACAGCTCCATCTCATCGGACCCCTGGCGGAGATAGGTGCGGTAAATGCTATATCGCGTCCCGTGGTACTCCGCCTCCGGCTGACCGCTGTAATTGATGATCGGGGTGGTAAAGACCAGCTCAGGCTTTCGGCCTTCCTGGCCGGCGCTGTACCACTCCGCACGGTTGACGGAGCTGATGGACCCAAATATCTGCTGTGTCAGAGGCGGCCCGGCCGGCACAAAATCGCCGATGTCATTCTGGACCAGCTGCGGCTGCACCAGGACCAACACGTCATCCATCAGGTCCCCCTCGCTTTCTGGGAAAACAGGCGGTTGTTCAGCGCCCACCGAAGCATCCGGGGCATCTGCACGTTCTCCTCGCGCCGGCGGCGATAGAGATACGCCGCATACATCTCCACCAGCATCCCATCCTCAACGCTCTCCGTCAGGGTGATGCCTTCGCGGGATATATAGGACCGGGCGGCAGTGATCAGCTGCCCCAAATATGTATCCATTGCAGATGTTGAGATCTGCAAATCCACCTTTAAGGCGGTCAAGATCGCCTGCTCGCCCATGTCCAATGTCTCCTTTCGCTTTGCTGAATTTCATGTCATGCCACGTGTCCGATTCGGACACACGGCCGATTAGCCCGCTGCGCCGGTAATGTTGAGTGTGTAGACCCGCACCGCATTGCCTTGGGTCACCGTCACGGTGATGGGGGTCAGGGTGGAGGCAGTCAGGGTGACGGTACCGCCGTTACGCACGTTCTTGCCGTTTGCGGAGATGGCCACCTGTGCCGCCGCCTGGGCCGGGGTAGCCTCGATCTTCAGGGAGTTGTTGGTGGCCGTGGCGGTGTAGGTGTATGTCTCCGGATCAAAGGAGATGGAGGCGCCGGTCAGAGTCAGATTCGCCAGCTGGGCATCGTTGGCGGTATCCGCCGCGAAGTCCATAGCGGTGGTCACCGCCTGATTGTTGATGTTGATGGCCACGAAGGCGCCGGGAATGATAGGCTGGCCGTCCGCCCGCTCCTTTCCCTTGAACACGGTGTTGTCCTGGATGAACTGCACCTCCCGGCTCTGCTCAATGGTCATACCGGCCCGCTGTGCCCACAGGTAAAGGTCTCCATATCCGCCGACGATATCGCCGTCCGGAATGAACTCCAGGATATCAATATCACCGGTAACCACAGGCAGAGACCCGAACAGATTGGCCACCACGTCGCCAGTGGCGGTAAAAGTGATGAGCTTGCTTTTCAGAGTGGCATAGGTCTTGCTGTTCATCGCCCAGAACATGGTTCCACGGTTGTACTTGGTGTAGGTGGCCCCAGTAGCTTCCATCAGCTGGGCCCAGAACTGGGCGCCGGTGACGCTGTCACCGCCGATCTTCAGGATATTGCTCTCATGCAGGTCCACCCAGGCGGGCGCGTTGGCGGGGTAGTTGTCCGGGGCGGTGGCCTGGGCCAGGCGGGTCACAATGCCCATGGGCATGTGGTAGGCGCTGCCCTTGCCGTACAGGATGGCCTTGTCCTTGGCCAAGCCAATGGACTCGGACAGCATCTCCACGATCCAGCTGGCCAGATTGATGTCGTTGTCCTCCAGAATGGAGTTGCACACGGGCACAAAGCCGGCGACCTTGTAGCTGTCCAGGGTAATCTGATTAAACACGAAGGTCAGTTCGTTAATGGCACCGCACATCTCGGTCCAGACGGCCTCTGGAACGGTGCCCGCGATGGTCTGCCGGGCCTCGCCGGTCACATTGCGCATCCGAACCCGGTTCATCAGCTTGGAATACCGGAACATGTTTTCCGCAATCAGGTCCAGGAACACCACCGGGATGGTTAGCTCCGCACCGGTCACCGCCCGGCTCTGGCCCTTCATGCCGCGCATCTTGCCCAGGAACTCCTGTACCTCCGGCTGCGCTACGATGGCCTGCCGCTGCTCCATGGGAAGGGCATCAAAGGCCCGACGGCCCATGGGCAGGGAACGAATGTTAATCTTGGTTTCCATGTGTACGTCACCTCTCACTTTCTCCCGCTTTTCCGGGGTCTTGGGAGCCGGGGCCTGGCGCTCCAGGTCCGCTAGCTCGGTCTCCAGGCTCTCAATGTCCGCAGACAGGGTCTGCTTGGCAGTCTCGTGGGCGGCCTTGTCCGCCTCAAAGGCGTCCACCTCGGCGGTGACGGCGGCCTCTTGCTCGGCGTTGCCGGGCTCCACCTCGCCGATGGCTGTCTCCAGATCCGCCTCCCTGGTCTGGAACTCTGCGTCCTTTTCCTCCAAGGCTTTCAGCTCGCTCCGCTTGGCATCCAGCTGCCGCTTTAGAATCAGGATCTTCAGCATGATTTTTCTCCTTTCGCTCCAAAAAATCGTTGTCTATCAGGCATCCGCATGGCCGCCTCGCAGTCTCGCCAGCGTCTTGGCTTTCCAGGCCTCGCTGCGCCGCTTCTTCAGGTCGGCGAACTCAGTGCGCCGGACCTCTACGGAGGTGTCCGTGTAGGCCGGGAAGGTCACCACGCTTACCTCGTACAGCCGGACCTTTCGGATGATCCACACCGTGGGTTCGCCGTCCTGATACTGCACATCCTGGTCCAGGATGTCAAAGCCGAAGGAGCACTGGGACACGTCACCCCGCTTGACCCGCTCGTACAGGTTCATCGCGTCCTGGTCTGCCTGGTTGACGATGATGGAGCCCCACAGTCCCGTCTCGTCGGTCCGCAGCGTCAGGGTCCCCGCCGTGGTCCTGCCCAGCACCAGCGTTGTGTCGTGGTTGGTCAGAGCCCGGACATCGCCCTCTGTTTCCCCGTCAAAGGCGCCCGGGGCGATGGTCTCATAGGCCCCGTCCCACAGGTCGTAGCGGGAATTGTAGACGGCGAAATAACCCTCAATATAGAGATTGCCGTCCTCCGCCCGGGTCCGGAACTGCCCGTCCCGGGGGATCGAAAACCGTCTTTCCGTCTCACTCACCTCCATTGAGTTTATTTTGGTCTCCCAGTTTTTCTACAGGGATGTAGTTCTCCAGGGCCAGCAGTTGGTTCATCTCCGGATCCGGCGGCAGGTTGACCCAGCCGCGCCACTCGTTCCGCCGCAGGGCCATCCGGTCCACCATCTCCGCACCGGCGCTCACCAGCTCGTTGATGGAGTAGGAAAACAGGCTCCAGGAGTTGAACCGGAAAAACCAGCCGGGCGAATACAGCAGCTTTTTCGTCAGCTCCTGCTCCATGTTCCGGGCCAGGGGCATGATCGTTGTGTTGATGAAGTTGTTCCAGGCGTCCCGATTGAAGTCTCCCACGCCCAGCACGAAAGCCGGGATTCCCAGCACCGCCGCCACGGTCCGCTTGTCCAGCGTCACCATGGCGTCCAGGGCCAGATCACTCAGGGTCAGGGGCTTCACCTGCTCCACCTCAAACTGCTCCGCCGGGATCATCCAGGGCTCTCCGGCTCGGGCGGTGTCAATGTAGCTCTCCAGCAGTACCCGGCGCCCCTCCGGGCTGGAAAATTCCTCCGTCAGAGCATCCACCTTGACGATCAGGGACGGTTTCCACTTGGATTCCATGAACCCTTTCTGGGTGGTCGCTGCCTGTTTTAAGTTCTGGGCCACGTCCGCCAGGGAGATCCGATACCCCGTCCCAAGCCAGGGATACAACGGATCCGGATTAAGGGTGAAGTGGAGCACGTCGTCCGGATCATACTCTTTGCCGTTGACGATTACCCGGTAGCCCCAGCCGTCCGGGATAAATGCAACAAAGGCCGAAGGGATGGGCTGCAGGTCCTGGATAATACCTGCCCGGGTACGGGGCCACACCACAGCGTTGCCGTTGCCCTCCAGGTACATGGTCCGCACAATCCAGTGCACGAAGTCCGCCCGGGTCATGTAGGCATTGGGCTCGATGTCGATCTTGCGGCTCAGCTCATTGAGGATGCGAACGTCCCCGTCCTCCCGGTTCTCCATCAGGTGGATGGTCATGGACCCCACCAGCCGGGCGATGGTATCAACACCGGCGCAGATCTCTGGGTTGGCCGCCAGGCTCACATAGCCCTGGCAGCAAAGGCTGTCGTATGTATCCGGGGCACACAGCCATGCCATGCTCCGGGTCTGCTTAGGGCGCTCTCTGGGCGCCGGCCGCGCCCGCCGTCTCTTACTCACTTTCCAAGCCACTCCTTTGCCTTCTGGGATTTCTCCATGTTCTCCAGGTACCGGATACAGGCGAACACGGAGGCGTCAAACAGGTCGATCCGCTGCTCTGGCCGGATCTTGTCGTACTGGACCATGTCGTCCGTTTTTTCCACAGCCGTCACATTGGACACGCAGTATTCGTAGGCCTCGCTGTGGAGGTAGTAGAGCTTCCCGTTCTTGGCCGCCGCCTCGATATGCCGGAAGCCCTCGGACTTCTTGTAATAATACTGGGGTTGGTCGATGATTTTGAACCGGGCGTTTTTCATGGCCACGAAGTACTCCCGGCAGAACTTCCGGTCGTGGCCTACCTGGCGGATTTTGAAGCCTCGACGCCGCATGTCGATAAACCAGTTGACCACGTCGGCGTGGTTGACCGTCGGAGAGTTGCACAGTGTCAGCCAGCCGTCGTCTGCCCAGCCGAACAGCGGGATTTGATCCTGATCCGCCTTGACATGGGCTGCCACCACCGGGAAAAACGCATGGGTGATGATAATATCCACGTCCTTGTAGTGACCGAACAGGGCCGCTGCCGTCAGGTCGTGGAGCTTGGAGAGGTCCGCGCCTCCATACCAGTCGATGGGCAGCTTGGCCAGCTGGTCCACCGTCCAGTCATAGCCCGCATCGCTCTTGCGGAACTCGTCGATGTCGAACCAGGCCCGCATGGCGTTGGTGTAGACGTTCAGGCTCTTGGAAAAAAAGTCCTTCCGCTGCTGCGGATCGTTGACCGCTTGCAGGGCGTCGTTGAGGATGTCCGCCGGCCGGATGCTGACCCCGTACGCCGGGTTGGCCATCTCCAGAATCTTGGGATCCATGAAGTCCACGGTCCCGTCCTTGACGCCCTCCGGGGCGCAGCACATGAAGATAAAATACTGGTCATCCCGGATGGTCCCGTCCAGGACCTTGCGGCAGTATTTCAGCCGCTGCCCCAGGAAGCCCTGCTCATTGTCGCCGGCCGTGGAGATGCCGATCATCAGCTTGTTGGTGTAGGCCTTCATGGCCTCCCGGATGATGTTGTACTGCTTCGGGGTCTTATAGGCGTGCATCTCGTCCGCGATGGCCACGTTGCAGTTGAGGGAGTCCTGGCGGTCCGGGTTTGCCGCCAGGGCCTGAATGAAGATGGAGCCGTCCCCCAGGTCGCCCTGGATGCTGTGCTCCTGGTTGTTGTCGATCACCCGGAAGTTGTCCTTCTCCCCCATCTGCTCCAGGTTGAAGTTGATGAAGTTGAAAGACTCCAGGCTCTGCTTCAGGGCCGCCGCTACAATGTAGACCTTAGACCCGCTCCGCCGGTTCAGCAGCGCCAGGCCCCAGGCCAGGGAGGCCGCGAATGAGGTATTGTGCGTTGCGGTAAAACCTCTTCCCGCCAGGTACAGGTGGGATGGATGGTCCACCATAATGCACTTGGAGGGCTTGGCTGGTATTGGCTCTATTCCCGTTATGCTTTTCGCAAACATACGCGGAGACAGCTTTTGTTTCAGCCTGCTGTACTTTCTTTTCATTAGGAAGCACGGGTTACCCTTCCCAGCGTAGAAGGATATGTTGTACGCCACCCCGGCAGGTACGCCGTTGCAAGTCACGTTCTTCTCATGCATAGCGGCCTTGATACCGAGACTCCGTATCAGTTCAAGGACCTGCAACGAAAGAGACTTGCTTTTTTGAGTGAAAACGCACTGCCCCGCTTTTGTCGCGGTCCCATCGGTGTCCATGAGACCGCATAGCAGGTCACGGCGTTGCTCCACAGAGGCCGTCAGGTACTGCTCTGGTATATGCTTATTCCCGAGCAATCCGAGGTCCCGAAGTGCATAGCGGAAACTCCCCTCATACAGCTTTCTGGAACATCCACACGGGTGCGGGTCTACGTCTATCGCGCTGGCCCGGTCTTTGTTCCGAATAACGGAACACGTGTACCCGCGTTCTTCTATTCGCTTTTTTGTCCCTTCCAGGTCGTCCTCGGATACCGTTATGCACTGCCCGGACGAACTACCATCGCCAAGCCAAACGCCGAGGACGTAAGGGTCTATAGGCAGCTCCTTGTACGGGTACTCCACCGCGCCGGGCATAGGTACGCGGTACTTATATTCCCGCCCCTTTCCGTCAGCTCTCACGCTATAAAAATCCGACAACATTTCGCGCGTTGTCAGCTCATACCAGCCGTCTCGCTCAGCAAGCTGCGGCTTGTTTCTACGCCTACCTATCGGCGTCCGACGCGCTGTCCGTCTGCTGTCCTTCATCTGCACGGTCCAAACGTGGTCACCGCTCGCGTCTACCGTCGAGCCGTCCTCAAAGTATACGCGGTACATGCGCTTATTGAACACCTCAGACTCATGCAACACTCGAACCGCGCTCCCGTCCACGGAAAAAACGTAGTCCCCCTCGTGAACGTCGCCCATCTTCTTCCACCCTTCCGGGGTGGGTATGTCTTCATCCAGCGCAAGCGCTTTGATATTTTTCCGGGGGATATAAATCAAGGCCTCCTTGTACCGCCGCTCCTTGGTCCCCGCCAGGAAGAATCCCAGAAGGTTGTACACGATGAACTTATGGAATGGCTCCAGTAGGAACGGCTGCCCCCGCAGCGGGGTCCCGTCCAGGCGCTCTCCCTGCTGGTGGACGAAGGTGGTCTCGATGATCCGGATTACAAACTCCGCATCCCTAGGTCGGAAGTCCCAGGTTGGGTCATCCAGATCCCGTTTGAACCTCTGGCACGCCTGGATCAGCTCCTGGCAGGCGATCTTCCGCCCCTCTAGGATGGAGTCCACATACTCCATGACCGTCGCCCAGTTGGGGAAACGCTCCGCCTTTTTACGGGCCATCCTTCAGCGCCTCCGCCAGCCTGGATTTCTTGGGCTTTCCCTTTCCGGCGTCGGCCCGGGACTTGGGGTTGAGCATCAGCCGGTCGGAGTACAGCAGGATGTCCTTGCGCAGACTCTCGATGGTCATGGAGAGAGGGGACTTTTTGGCGCCCCCGCCGGCCGTCGGCGTGGCGTAGTGGTAACTTTTTCCGTCCACATACTCCGTGTTAAGCCGGTAATATTGCTCTCGCAATCCGGCGTAAATATCGATTATCGGCTCATATTCTGGGGAAAAAGTACCCATCTTTTTCATGGCCGTCACGGTTTGCGCCTTAATGGTTTCACGCGTGATTGCAATTCGCCCCAAAAGCCTCGCCTCCTCCCCGAAAAAGTCTCATACGGGGGCTCTATTGGAAAAAGTTCCACCCACCGGTCTCCAAGGGCCCCCGGCTGGGGGGCCTTGGGTGGGGGGGATCAGTACCTGCGGCCGTACGTTGCCGCCCGTGCCTTCTCCGGGTGTGCCTTGTTGTGACACCCCTGGCACAGGCTCACCAGGTTGCTGTCCTCGTAGGCCAGCTCCGGATACTCGTCCACGTGCTTGATGTGATGGACCACCACCGCCGGGCGGTTGCGTCCGTAGCGCCGGCACCACACGCAGCGGTATCCGTCTCTGCGGAGGATGGCCGCCCGCTTATGTTCCCAGCGCCTGCTGGTATAGTCAAAGCCCATGATCTCCCTCCGTGTCCGAATCTGACACGCCCAGGCGCCTGGCCCAAGCCCATCCTTCCAGAAGCAGGAGCCCGTCTGGCTCCAGCCACCTCTGATACTTACCTTTTGCCACAATGGACTCACCACCTCAATCAAACATTCCCCGTACCCGTCCCTCCCATCTTTTCAGCGAGACGGGCACGCCCTATGGTGCCGCATGGAAGGTGCGACCTTCCGGCCCTGATCGTGGGCTGCATCGTGCTGCGGCATATGTCCCCGCCAATACTAATACCAACGTAGGGACGCAGGCGTCAACGCATTGGAGGGGTATATCGTTATCTGCTCCGCATGTCGGCTTCGATTGCGAAACTCTGGAGCAGGTTAACGTGAAGGGAGTCCCCCGGCAGGAAACGTACAAGAGAGGCACTCCTTTCCGTTTAATATCTGCTTACTAGATACCCCGCCGGGGGAGTGGGTTGTCCTTTGGGCCGTGGTTGGTCACAGCCCGAAAGGGGAGGAAAAAAGAAGGAGCATGGGGAAGTTACTCCCTCATGCTCCATTGTCGCATAAGTTCAACTGGCAATTCCTCAAAAAGGAGGAATTTTCAAATTTTCTTATGAGACGATAAAGGTTTAACTACGCATGGATAGTCTGTTCGTCCAAGTAAGTAATCTGTTGACACTTCAAAATAATCAGCTATTGCCTCCAGAGCGTCCGTCCCTGGTTTTCTGTTCCCAAGTTCATACCTTCTGATTTGGTCAGACGATATCCCGCACAGCTCGGAAAGCTTGTATCTGCTCAGCCTGTTTCTTTCCCTTAACCGCCTAAGCCGTTCCGGGAACTCATTCACCGGGCATCTCTCCTTTCCTGTACCACTTCATGCCGGCGCATCGCCAAGATGTATTGCAGGCCACGGATATTTGACTCCTGGCAACTCCAAGGGCCTCTGCGGCGGCTTTTTCAGACGGGTATTCAGTAACGGTCCCATCATTGCTGACAGATACCACCGGCTTAGCTGGCATCGTCCACCTCCGCCAATGCGTTAAACTCGTCTCTGTTAAGCGGCTCTGTCGGTCTTTCCTGCGGTGCTAATCCTCGGACCCGCAACGCCGTTAAAATCGCATCCGTGTTAAGCCCCAAGAAAGTTGATAGCTGCCGCATGGAGTACCCCTCTGCGCGTTTGGCGGCTACCCATTCCCACTGTGCGTCGGAGTACATATCGCCCGGGAAATGGTATCTACGAACCATCCATATCCTCCTTCTTGATCCAATACCGTCCCGCGCAGCGGTGGGCGGTAACACAGGCGGTAGAAATCCGGCAAGGGCGAACACCAACATCCTCTGCTGCAGATTTGATCGACGGATACTCCTTCCGCTGGCCGTGACGATCAATGGAGATCACTTCGGTTTCAGTCATGGTCTGCCTCCTCATGCTGTCCGCCCTCCCCGTCTCGCCTGTTCCATTTTTCGGTGATGCTCCTGACCGCTTCGCCCATATCAAAGCAGCAATTCGCCATCGGGTTTGCATAAATGCGCGTTTCTAGTCCGCACTCTGTGCATACGATAGAAAACTCTGCAACAGAAACCATAGTATTCAGTCTACAGAGCATTACTTCTCCGCCACAATGCGGGCAGTTCTTTAGCTTAAGCATGATTGCCCCCCTCCCCGTCGTGGATGGAGCCGATGATCTCAATTCCGCTCGTTGAAAGGTGCTTGTTTACGCCCATACTTTCAGCGCCATTCAGCCAAACACAAAATCTGTTCCACTCTGGGTCATAGCATACGGGGGCTTCTTTTTGCTCGCCCTTCCAGTTCGTCCAGCGGATGATATCCCCCTCAAAAATCTTCTTCCCGTTCTTGTCGGTCAGGCCGGTGTACTCGCAGACCGTGGAGGGGTCAACTTCGACACGCGGTCCTGTAATATCATGAACATCGCAAATCTCATGTACATCAAGCACACCTATTGGGCCTATGTAATACCCTTCCACCCATTCGCCAGATAAAAGGGACCTCCCCTTAAACAAAATCTCACGCACTTTTCACAAACCTCCCAGTTTTTACATCTCTGTTCGGCATAGAAGTTCTTTTCCTTTTATTGGCCGCTTGCATTTCCCATGTAATCCATTCACAGTTTTCTGGCTCATAGTTTCCATCGACATTTTTTCTTTCAATAGTCAATTCATCGTTATAT